CATCAAAGTCGTACAGGTCCTGCTTGGCAAAACTCAAGTAACCAACCACGTCCTTGTGGATACGGTTGTTAACTGCCCACTCTTGCCATGAAGAAAAGTCCACTTTCATCTCTTGGTGGATGAAACGATTTGCCAACGGTGTGGGCATGCGATAGGTAACGCCTTTGTCGCTTTCGCGGTTACCTGCGGCAACCATTACAACATTGTCCGGTAGCACATACTTGCCGATGCGTCGATTCAAAATCAACTGATAAGCGGCACTCTGGACAGAGGGTGCGGCTGAGTTAAGTTCGTCCAAGAACAACACTACAATGGGATATTGTGCGGCAGTTTCTTCATCGGGCAGTTCCACAGGAGGAGCCCAATCCATCTTGCCAATGTCCTTGTTGTAGAACGGGATACCACGGATGTCTGTGGGTTCCATCTGACCCAGGCGCAGGTCAATCATGAGACCGCCAAGGTCGTTTGCAATGCCTTCAACCAGCTCACTCTTGCCAATGCCGGGAGGACCCCACAGGAACAAAGGACGCTTGACTTGGAATGCTTTGAGCAAAGATTTTTTTGCTTGAAGCGCGGTAACGGTGCGGGAATCTGACATGGGCTGTGCCTTTCAAGTTAATAAGTCTATAGTATAGCAGAAGTTGATTTAGTGGTCAACTGTTAATTGTAGCAAAAGGGCTAAGAACTTCTTCAGGTTCTTCAACTGCCTCGGGCTTTTCGTAAACCCAACTAACTGGGATCTCCAGTTCTCGGGCCACGTCCATGGGAGACCGGCCTTCCTTCAGCAAGTACTCAATGTCTAGGTCAAGTTCGCTCATGCGGCTCATGCTGTCTCCTTCATGCAATATTCAAACAAAATCCACTTGGCACGATTCAACGTCTGGCGTTGATCTTCCATGATGTTGGCCAGGGTGTCGCTGTCATAAGGACCATACGCAACCATCTCTTGGCAGTCGCTCAGGAGGCTGGCCGCCATCATAGCCGGACCTGAAAAGCGAAACGTGATGCTTTCTTCAACTGCTTCGCGCATCTGGGCTTCAGTGCAACCATACATGCGAATGTCGCGTTTTTGGCTTTCGTTGAGTTCTTGGTACATTGCTGGCTCCTTTTGTGTGTCTATGTGTATATTATAGCAAATTGGGAATTATTGGTCAACCAAATGCTTTGACCAAGCCCACAAGTCCAATGCCCAGGGCTACTACATTGACCAACATCTGTGGCTTATTTGCAACACGAATGGTCCATGCAAAAAACAGGATAGTACCCACAAAAAATGCAAGGATATTGTAAGGGTACACCTCAGGACCCATTGCATTGAGACTGTGACCGGCTATGATAAACACGGCTCCGGTCCACTGTAGTATTTCGTTGATTTCTAATTTCATGTTATTATTATAGCCGATCTTGAATATTTGGTCAACCAAAAAAAAAGCCCCGCAAAACTGCAGGGCTTTTGTAGTATTTGAGTATTACATTATTCAGATTTAATTTTTGCCCGAGACATAAGATCACGCATCCTAGAAACTTCTCGTTGCCACCAATTTGTGTCTAGTGCTTTGTTGCCCGTTGTAAATCTTAATTTTTCTTGTCGGTACGGCTGACTAGTTACTGGATCATTGAGGCTGCGAGTCATGACAGATTGCACAAGTTCAACGTCGGCTCTTGAGTTAGAGCGTGGTCCAATGATCATATAGTGAGCATATACTACCCCATCGCGAATATTAAATTCTTTGACCGTGGGAACAGTGGGAAACTCGGCCAAACGAGAATCACCTAACGTAGCAAGGGGGATCAATTGTTGCTTTTCAATATATGGCATAAGTTCATGTTCTTGCAAAATAGCAAAGTCCAGGCGCCCAGCAATCAAGTCAATCAACATCTTAGGTGAGCCAGGATAAGGAACGCCAACAAAATTTTTATTCATGCTTTGCGTTAAACTTTCTCCTGCTAGATAGCTTAGGCTCACACGCCCGGCATTTGAATAGTTGAGCACTTGGTCTTTATCTGCTGAAATAAGATCTTGAAATCGAGTGAGTTTACCATTTGTAGGTGCAACAATAAGCAAAGATGCTTTACCAATATCTGCTACTGCCTCCATCTCCGGGCCTTCTGCTGATTGCGGTTTTGCCGCAAAGCCCATAGATGTACCAATGACCATGAATACAGTGCTTGTTTTACTAACTTGTGCTACGTAGTTGGCGGCAATCTCTCCATTACCACCAGGCTTGTATTCAACAATGGAATTTTTACCGCCGATCTCTTTGAGATCTCGTTGTACCATTCTTGCCACACGATCAGTTTGTCCACCGGGACCGAATGGAATAACAATTCGAATATCGTTGGCAAAAGCTGTTGTTGTCAAAAGTATACCGACAACTATAAGTATAATTTTTTTCATATGATTTAATGTTTTTTTCAATAAATGATTGAGACCACAATAGAATAATTCTATTGTGGTCTTGAACTATATTTAATACAGTTACACCTTGCGTTTTTATTTTCCACAGTTACATTGTGGGTCCGTTGCCGTTTTTAAACCCAACAGTACCACCTTCTGCTTCGATGCGTTTGATCACGTCTTCAAACAAGATAGGTGTGAAGTCAGTTTGTTCCACACACACGCAATGATAGCGTGGATCAATCTCGGTCCCGTACAATACAGTTCCGGTCTTGGCGTCTACACCACGTGCCTTCTTTACTCTACTGGCATGCAAATGTCCGTGAATGTTAACACCAAAGCGACCCAACGAAGCTTCATGCACGGGAATATGACTCAAGATCATTCCGTTCATCACATGGTATGCACGTAATTCGCGAAAGTATTCTCTGTACTCGTCATCACGGAAGATGTCGTGGTTGCCACGGATCAATACTTTGTCTCCGTTCAACCTGGCCAATGTTTTCAAGGCCTTGCGGTTGATAACAACGTCACCCAAGTGGTACACCTTGTCACTGGGCCGAACGGTGTCGTTCCAGCGTTGAATCATTTCCTCGTCCATCTCATCAGGATCATCCCACGGACGCAATTTTACTGTGTCATCATCAGGGTGCGTGAAGCGACAGACACCAGCATGACCAAAGTGCGTATCACTGACTAAAAATACTGCTGGCATCTTGTGCTCCTTTCTTAAAAGTTTATATTCATGTTACGCCAGGCTTCGTCGTCTGGCTTTTCGTTTTCGTCGTATGTCCAGCCCAGTTGTTTCATCAACCGATGCTTGACACGCATATTAGGGATACGAGTCTTTTCAGTGTCTTTAAATCCCATCATAATACCAACCTCGGCCACTGCACCTGAACGGCACAAGCCTGCCATGCAATGCACAACCACATTCATGCGCTTCTTCAATGCATGTTGCAATAATCGCACAATTTCTGCGGCTTGCTCGTCTGAAATCTTTGCTTCGTCTGGGAAACCGTCTTTGTCTTCGGCATCCAAGAATTCAAAGCGATGAGTTTCTTTAAAATCGTGCGCAGGCTCTGGCCACCAACTAGATGCAGGATCCATGATTTGGATCAGCATGCTATTAGGACCGGCATTGTGATGATACCTCATGGGCACATCAGCGGCGGCTACGTTTTCAATCCAGGGCATTTGGCTCTCCGTTTAATATGTAATTATAGCACAAAGGGCAATTTTGGTCAAGTACTACTAAGGTACTACTTCTTGCCAGGTATGATCGCCCATGTATTTGACCTGCATCAAGTATTCATAATCCTCGGGCACACCTGTGTTCCAGTCATTGGGGCCGGTGAGTACCAACAAGTTTTTGCCGTGTCGCTTGTGCCATACCAACCAATAGCAGTGGCCCATCACAATCTGAAAATTATATTCTGCGGCATATACTGCATCAGTAACATCAAGTCTACGACGAATGTCTTGTGCTTGTTTTTCTAGTACTGAGACCAGTTCCATGATGCGATCATACTCTTGCTGGGCATACATCCTAGCATGATTGATCATGAGATCCTTTTGTTTCTCAACCGGAACTAGATCAAATGTAGGACCTAGGGTGCTGGTAGCATAAGGAGTTATGTTCCGATTAAAGAAGTGTACCAGGGTGTTGCCAGTAGTGATATCAAAACTGTCTCGACCCTTGGCACTGTTTGGCTGATCAGAATCCGCCATGGTCCTTGTAACGACGACGGGGTTCAATGTCCAATTTCTTGTACAAATACTCACGACCAACAAGTCCAAGCTCGATCTCTTTGAGAGCTGTGACTACAGCACTGTGCTTGGGACCATCAATGCGTGGTTTGTCGCCACGTCCTAGTTCCCTAGCACGACGAGCACCAATCAGCACCAAGTCGTAACGATTGCCAACTGCTTCTACTGCGGCCTCGTTTGAAAGTCCCAGGGTCGCTTCGTATGCAAGTGCGTCTTGTTTAGTTTGTATGCTATTCATCATCTTCCTTTGTTGTTAAACCATTTGAATGTGTGTCGCGAATTACTTCCACGTTTTGGAACAATCGCTTTTCTTGTGCTGTGAGTTTGTCTTTGTGTGTCTTGCGCGGGTTGCCACACAGGTAGCAATGTGGATTGCCACAATCCATGGCATGATGTTTGGCCATTCTGTGTGGTTCTTTTACTGATTTGTCTCTATTGGTCAAGCCATGTTGCTTGGCAATTTTGACTTGTCTTGATATGGCCACATCTGTTTTGTGACGTCGTTTTGAGTTTATAAATTTGGCTAGATCGTTGCTCATACAGTTATTTAAGTAGGACGAAACTTATTATAACAGGTTTCGCCCTCTAGGTCAACTGTTTAGGACTTTTGCAACCGAATTCATTACCGAAGCAATACGTCCAATGTCACGAAGTTGTTCTACTGTGTAGCCTTCGGTCTTGAGTGTTTCGTAATGTGCTTTGACACAGAAGTGGCACTTGCCCACAATGCTCGCGGCCAAACTGAATGCTTCAAAGTTTGACTTGGTAGTTCCACCATGTGACACAATAGCGTTCATGCGTAACTGTGCTGGCAATCCTTTGAGTGCAGGATCATCAGCCATCTCAACATACGGATACCATACATTGTTCTGTGCCATGATGCTGGCGGCAGTCATTGCTGACTCTGCATGTACTGGGCCGTCTGCCAACAAGATGCTTAGAACTTTTCCGTTGCCAGTTGCGGCCAGTGCAGCCACAGCACAACCCATGGCAACATCTGCATCCAGTGTGCTACGAAGCAGTACTGCATCCAAATTTAATTTTGTATCTTTTGCGTAATCTGGTAACGCACCTTTTACTGATTCAATAAAACTCATGTTAATATTTCCCTGATGCTAATACGATTTGGCAAATGTGTTCCAACCGTTCAATGTGTTCAAATGCTCTCCATGGGCTGGTATCGATAGCAACCACGCCGTGGCCTTTGATACCCACAATGTCAAATCCAACAGTGCCGTCTTTTTGTAGCCATAAGTTTTCGTGACAACGATCGGCAAGTTCTTGACTGATTGGAGCTACATCTCCCACGTTCTTGGCTACTTTTGTATAACGACTCAATTCTGGAAAGTCATTGGCCAGTGTGCTTAACTCAATGCCAGCATGCATGGCTGCAATACAATAGGTAGGATGTAAGTGAACTACTACCCTAACATCGTTACTATGTTGACCCATGTTCTTCTGAAGCCCAAAATGTAGTGGAATCTCACCACTGGGTCGAAGATTGGTGCTGATGTCGGTGTAGTATTCTTCTTCCCAGCCTTTTTCTAAAAAAGGTGGAACAGCACTAATGACATCTACCAACTTGATCTTCTTGAACTGATCCGGTTGCATGGTCTGCTTACGGACGCCACTGGGTGTGATATAAAAGTGATCACGGTCGTGATGACGAATTGAGACATTCCCATCACGACTGGTAATCCAGTTGCGTCTATATGCTTCAACCATTGTGTCGCATATAGTTTCTAACATTACAGAGTCTCGCCGCCGACTGTGCGGTTACAAGCACAAAGCTCGCCAGTTTGTAGTGCATCCAATACACGAAGTGTTTCTTCTGGGCTACGACCAACGTTCAAGTTGTTCACAGTAACGTGTTGGATTTCATTGTTGGGGTCAACAATAAATGTAGCACGAAGTGCGGCACCGGCTGGAGCATAGAACACACCCAGTTGTTCAATCAGACTCAACTCACCACGCTGAGTATCAGCGAACTGGTGATGTGTGATTTTCTTGAGATCTTTGTGTGCTGTTTGCCATGCTACCTTACAGAACTCATTGTCTGTGCTACCTGTCAATAGTATAGCGTCACGGTCAGCGAAGTCGCCGGCCAACTTGTCATATGCCACAATCTCAGTTGGGCATACAAATGTAAAATCTTTTGGGTAATACACAATCACTTTCCACTTGCCTTCAAATGACTCGTCGGTAATGGTATAAAAAGCGTCTTGGGGTTGTCCGGGCTTGACGCCAGTGACAGCAAATGGTGTTAACTTATCGCCTACAGTTTTCATATTTTCTCCTTGGTTAATGAAACTCAGTGTTTATACTGATTCACTATTATATAGTATAGGAGATGCCTAAGTCAAGGCATTTTGTCATTGTATTTTTTAATGAGGGTAATAGTATGTGTCTTTGCGTTCATTGGCCAAGAGCCAAGGATAAATTGGTGTGGTAAACCGTAGGCTTTGGTAACCTACTTGGCCCATATACTCAGATGGCACCGCAGGTTCACCATCGAGCTGGCATTCACCTGAATCTTCCATTGTAAGTCTCATGTCAAGACCTTCTATTCGGATATTGTGTATG